CAAACGCAGCCGGAGTACCGGACCCGAGTTATCTCGATGTCCAGACTTTATCTACGATTGAAGAGATCAGGTTTCAGTTTAAGACAAGGATGACAACACGTTTTATTGTGCCTCGTTTTAAACTTGCTGACGATACTTATCAGGTTGAAGCAGGAACGTACGTTGCTACTCCGAAAACAGTGCGAAGTGAAATACTGGTATTATTTTCTGAATTACAAGATGCTGGTTTGATTGAAAATCTTGATGAGTTTGAAGCAAATCTGAAAGTCGAGCGTGATTCAGCAGATAAAAACAGAGTTAATGTTTTACTGCCACCTGATCTGATTAATCAGTTTAGATTGCTGGCAGGTAAAATTCAGTTTATTCTCTAGGAGGTAATGCATGGCAAGAATAACAGGACGTATTGAAGTACTAGTCAATGGACAACTTCTTTTAAACAAGGAAGGTGCCATTGCAAGAGGTATAGGGATTTCGGGTGCACCTGCATTAGAGCTTGAGGCTGTGATTGGTGATAATGGGATTCACGGCTTTGCTGAAAAACCGATAGCTGCTGAATGTGAAGTAACGATAACAGACAGGGAGGATATTTCTTTATCCGAACTTGCTGAGATTCGTGAAACAGGAACTGTCATATTCAGAACCGCTGGCGGTGGGAAAGAATATTTGATGCAGAATGCAACTTGTACCAGAAACTTTGAAGTTACAGGTGGTGAAGGTGAAACAACCGTTAAGTTTGTTGGCCTTAAATGGGTTGAGTCTACTTCATAAGGTGGGTTATGTCAGACGATTATGTAAAATTAGAACATCCAATAAAAATAACGACTAAGGACGGCGCAGAGCAGGAGATATCCTCTCTGCGCTTTGGTCGTTTAAAGGTAAAGCACCTTGAGCATTTTCCAAAAGCATTATTTTCTGGAGATGATTCGGCAAATAAAATAAATCCAATAGAATATATTCCATTGATTGCGAGTATGTCAGGTATTACTGTTGATGAAGCAAAAGAAATTGATATGGTTGATTTACAGCCAGTTGTTGAGAAGGTGGTCGAAAAGGCGGGGGAGTTAAACCCCCGGAAGACTGGAGAAAAGTAACATGGTGGTTGGCTTATACCTATCACTTCCAGCCTTCAGAGATCGGGGAGCTAACAATAAATCAAATGTACCGTTGGATGGACGGTATGGTCTATATATCGGATAAGATGAAACCTAAAAAATACTAATGGCAGACAAAAATATTAATCTATCGGTCATATTTAGTTTACGTGATAAACTGTCAGGTCCGTTTAATAAAATAGGACGTGACTTTGCTAATCTGCAAAGCAAGATGACTGCAGCAGGGAAGCGAATGACAAGTATCGGTAAAACAATGTCGACTAGATTAACTCTGCCATTAGCATTAATTGGTGGTAATGCTGTAGGGACTGCTGTGCAATTCGATGATTCCATGCGTAAGGTTCAAGCTGTTACAGGTGCTACAGCAGACCAATTTTCACAATTAAGAGAGGAAGCAAGACGGTTAGGTAAAGGCACACGTTTTACTGCTTCTGAAGCAGCTGAAGGTATGAAGTTTTTAAGTATGGCTGGTCTCAGTGTTCAAGAAGTAATGAAAGCAATACCGAAATCACTTCAATTAGCAGCAGCAGGAGCTATCGGACTTGGTGATGCTGCAGATATATCCACTAACATTATGACAGCAATGGGACTTCAGGTTGAGGAATTAACCAGAGTAAATGATGTAATGGCACTGACTACAACAAGCACAAATACTAATATGTTAGAATTGGGTGAAGCAATGAGGAATGTTGCTGGATTTGCTTCTGAAGTTGGTATCGATCTCGAAACATTGTCAGGTGCACTTGGTAAAATGGCAAGTTCAGGTGACAAAGGAGGTATTGCAGGAACATTATTGAGAAATGCATTAAGGGAATTAGTTACCCCATCTGAACAGATGATTGAAGCATTTGGTAAATTGGGTGTGAATTTAGATGAGTTTGTAACTAAGTCAGGGCAAATAAAAGATTTACCGGGATTATTAGATAAATTAAAATCAAAAGGCGCACAGGCTAATACTATATTTGAAAATCTTGGTGAGCGTGGTGGACGTGCATTTTTATCATTAATGAAAGAAACCGGACCAAATTTAAGGAATTTAATTAGTGACTTAAGAGAAGCAGAAGGCACTTCTGCAAGAATGGCTGATACAATGGAAAAGGGTATCGGGGGTGCCTTAAGAAAATTTAGGTCAGAATTATCAAATGTTAATATTGAGCTTGGAGATATACTTGCTCCAATTTTAATTGATATTGCGAAAAAAATAAGTGTAGTATTTAATTGGTTTACTGGATTAGGTGATACAACAAAAAAAATGATTGTAATCGTTGGGTTATTAGTGGCTGCTCTCGGTCCACTAATTATTATAATTGGACAAATGGCAATCGCAATGGGAGCTTTAAATTTATCTATGCTTCCGATGTTAGGAACAGTTTTAGCAATAGCAGCTGCAGTTGGTGCTCTTATTTATGTATTAAAGAAATTAAGAGGAGCGAGAGCCGGAGTCGGTACTGGAGTACAGCCGAGGATTAGAGAGCGCGAACCCGCCGGACCTATGATATCCGAAGAGGAATTTAACCGGTTTGCAGAAGGTGGTCAGACTGATATTAATATAAATCTAACTTCAGATGAAGGAACATCGGCAACTATTGAGGGTATACGGAAAAGAGGACGTTCTGGTAGATTGACTCTCGCTACAGATACCGGACAGACTGTTAAGAGGTAATTATGGCATGGCGTGATAATTTATTACCTGCTTCATTTAGAGGTGCGAAATTTTCCGTTAGTGGTGTTACTACTGAAGGCGGTAGAAGGAATATTTTCCATACTTTTATAAATCGCGATAAACCATTATTGGAAGATCTCGGTGGTGAAAATGATACATTTGTTATCGAGGCTTTTATTATTCAAAGTACAGAGAATAGTTTTGATTATTTTGCTGATCGTGATAATTTAATTAAACAACTTAAGCGACCGGGATTCGGGTTACTGGTCCATCCTTTTTATGGAACAAAGAAGGTTGGTCTTGTAGGTCGATTTAGAATAAGTGAGACATTTGCAGAAGGTGGAGTTGCAAGATTTTCACTTACTTTTACAGAAATTCAGGAAAAATTATTACCAAAAAAATTAAATAATTTTCTGGATAAAATAGACAACGCTATGAATAAAGCGTTTGATAAAGTCGGAGATGTATTCAACAAGGTATATACAACTACAGGTGCCTTTATGAGCGTCACAGAGAGCACCATAGGCGCATCTTTGAATATTATGAATACAACCTTAACTGGTATCCAATCATTGCCTACAAAGGTCTTAAATCAAGTCCAAAAAAATATCACCCAGATTCGTAATGGAATAAGTGATTTAATATCGTTTCCGAAGGATATGTTTAATGCCGTTAAGGATAGTGCCAATTCAATAGCAATTGCATGTGGGTTGGGTATAAAAGTATCAGAAGAGCAAGGTGCGACATACGGAACTACTGATACGGAAGCAGGAGATCAGATTATAAATACAAGGGTAGTTGATTCTTATAATCCTAGTTTGAATTTGCCAGACGAGTTAGTAGGTGGTGAGGTTGGTGAATATTCTGGTGTCGGAAGAGGTGAGATTGTAAAACTTGATGGATTAACTGTCCCGGATGGATTAGGGAAAAGTGTATTACGGAGTGTTTCTGATCAGCTTGTTAATTTCAATTATGATGGATATGCGACTGTTCCGGAAGAGCAGCAAATAAATGTTGCCTATATTTTTATGACACTTAAATTCTCTATGCTTGCTAATGCAGTAAGAATCGCATTACGTATAGAATTTTTTAGTCAAGAAGAAGTAATCGAATACCGGGAATTAATCATGGAACGGTTTAATGATTATCTGCTTGAACTTGGTGATCTCGCTGCTGAAGGGACAACTTCTATCGGTATAGGATCAGGTACGACTCAACTTAACGTACAGGATCTTTATCAGTCATCTCAAGAGCTGATGGAAATATTTTCAGATGGTATGACAGAAAAAATATCTGAAACAGCAAAAGCAATTGATTACGAAAGTCCTGCAGGTCCGAGTAATTGTTTAACATTAGCTTATGATAAATATGAAGATCTCGATAGAATGTCTGAAATATATGCTAGGAACTTATCTATAGATCATCCAGGTTTTATACCATCAAAAGAAACTTTAAGGATATTAAGTCAATGAGTAATATAGAAATATCTTTAAGAGTTGAAGATTTTGAGTGGCTTAATTGTTGGAAACGAGTAACAATAAAAAAATCGCTTAATGATATATCGGGTGGTATGGCTCTTGAGACTGTTGACTTCGAAGCAGGTAATAAAAGATTAACAGAGTTAAGAACTGATGTCGGACAAATGGAAAGAGCAGTAGTTAATGATGCATTAAAGGATATTACCGGATTAAAAATAGAAATGGGTGCACCATATAATTTGCAGATTAAGAATTTAGATAAAAAGGGTGCTACAGTAAAATCGATTAGTATTGGTTATATTGATCAGATTGATATGGATTATAATGAAGATGGTGCTTCAATTATTTATACTGGCCGTGATAAAACATGTGATCTTGCTGATTGTAGATATGAGAAGGGCATCGGTGTTAAAAAAGGATTTGAGTATCAAACTTTTGAGTCTACATTGGATGGTTTCGTTGAATTTCTTTGTTTGCCATTTGATATACCAGTAACAGGAAGCCAGAGTGTTAT